TTTAGTGAACGTAGCTTTCGTGATTGTTTTCATGATAACCTCCAAAAAAAGGGCAAAAAAAAACCACCCCGAAGGGTGGTCTGTGGATGGTGCATCCTAGCCTTTGGCGGCTAGGTATGCTTGGACTGCGGCGACTGCCGCCTCGGTGGCAATGGCTGTGAGCATTGCAACGTCATCCCCTGAAGCCGAAGGCTTCTTCGCAGGGGCTTTGGCGGCTTTCTTGGCGGAAGGCTTCGCCTTTCCTGACTTCTCGCCTGCCTTGATTGCCTCGTACATGGCAATCCGTTCCTCCCCGTAGGGGATGGAGCGAGCTGTAACGCGAGGAACGTCATGGTTCTCCATTGCCACGCGGCAGTTATATTCCTTTGTGCCTCGAGTCCAATCGGCGAGCTGTTTCGCGATTTTGTTGCGTTTAGGGGTTGTTCCTGCTGCTATCCATGCAATCGCGATGGTTTGTAATTCTGAGTCCAACATGGTAATTCTCCAAGAAATCGAGCCGAATTGCTCACTATAACGTTCCTTTTAGTGTGTACGCGACACGCGAGATAGGACGAAAAAAAGTGGATTGGAGTGTAAGGTGTTGATTTAGGGAGTTTGTAGAGAAACGCGCATGTTGAACCCCAATCGTTTTCGCTCATATATACGACATAAACCCTATGAAAATCAATGACTTAGCCGCTAATCCGCTATTATTAAAAGGAAGGGGGGGAAGGGTCGACCCCGCCGATCACTTTTCACGCCAGCGTCACCTCCCCTACCCCAACACCAACCGTATCAAAAAATGAAAACGTCTAAAGTCGCCCATCACCACAATAAAAAAGGAAAAACACACGGAAAACCAGTCGTAAAAACGTGCCTAATCTGCAATAGCACCTTCACAGTCCAAGCATCCCACGCCGAACGCCGCGTCGCATGCTCCACAGCCTGTCGAAAACGCCGAAAAGCAGTTATAGATCGCCGCAAACACCTAAAAAAAATGAGTGAATTCATGAAAAAAGCCACAGAAGTAACCCTAACCCCCACACAATCCGCCAAAATCCGCTATCAAATCAGCAGATACATATCAGAACAGCTCCCATTAGCCCACTCAGTCGTCACAGGCTCCACAAACTGGAACCCAACCCAAGCTCGCGTCTTCAGTACCCTATTAAACAAAGTCGTTCCAGACCTAACCGCAGCATTCGTCCAGCACGACGTCACCAATCGCCCCTTAACCGAGCTATCCCGCTCAGAACTAGAGGCAATCGCCTCATCCGCCTCCGACACCTCCGCCCTTGAACCCATCGACCCAACAATCATCCCCATCACAGAGTCATCTATAGGAGAAGAGCAATGAAAGACCTAAAAAAAGACCAATTCACCCACCCATCCCCCAAAGATCTAGCACCAGCAGACATATCTCTCCAAAATCTAGGCAAAGCCATGTCCCAACTAGACCTAACCTCCATCCCCTCCCACAAACGAGCAGCCGCAGTCTTCAATCACTTCGCATACATCATGCAAGACACTCTCCACGACCGCACTCTCGCCCAAGAAATCCGCGTCAGTCACAAAATCATAAACAACAACATCAACACTACCTACAAGCCATGAAAAAGCCACTAACCCCAGCCCAAGCAGCCAACCACCTCCTCACTCTCCACAAAGCATCCGAATCATTCCTCGGATTCGTGCGCCTAATCTACCCAAAATGGACATTAGCCCCCTTCCAACAGCACTTGATCGAAACACTAAACACCCTTGAACAAGATACAATGACCACCAACAACATCTTGATCACCATGCCCCCTCGCCACGCAAAATCTACCTTCGGAACCGTCCTCTTCCCCTCATACTTCATGGCTAAAGACCCTACCCGCTACATTATGAGCTGCTCCTACAACGCCCAGCTCGCCACAGATTTCGGACGCCAAGTCCGCACAGTCGTAGAAGACCCATTAGTCCACCAAGCCTTCCCCGACTTCAAACTCTCCCAAGAGTCCCGCGCAGCAGACGTCTGGCGCACAGAATCAGGAGGAGCCTACTTCTCAGTCGGCATTGGCGGCACAACCTCTGGCCGTCCCGCCAACCTATTAATCGTCGATGACCCCATAAAGTCCCGCGAAGACGCAGAGTCCATGACCCAGCGCAACAAGACATGGAATTACTACACCTCCGCCCTATCCACCCGTCTCCAGCCCCAAGCCACAGACAATCGCCCCTCAAAGACAATCGTCATCCTCACCCGTTGGCATCCAGACGACCTCGCTGGCCGCCTAATCGAAACAGAAGACTGGAACGAGAGCCTATGGACTCACATTAACCTCCCTGCCTACTCCACTAAAGTAATCAAAGGTCAACGAACACTACTTCGCCACAAACTTCCCAAAGACCATCCAGAATACCTCACCCACGCAGAACAAAAACTAGCGCCCTCCGACAAGAAACGCGCCTACCCAGAAGAAGAAATCCCCCTCTGGCCAGAACGATTTCCATTAGATGAACTCAAGCGCAGAGAGCGTCTCAACCCCCGCGAATTCGCATCCCTATACCAACAACAACCCTACATAGAAGGAGGAAACTTAATTCGCACAGAGTGGTGGCAATATTACCCAGACGACTTACGCCCCACACGCTTCCAAACCTTAATCATCGCAGCCGACACAGCCTTTAAAAAGACAGAGACAGCCGACTACTCCGTCGCAATTACCGCAGGCATCGACACAAACGGCGACATCTATATAATAGACATCATGCGTGGCAAATACGATTTCCCAGAGTTAAAGCAGCGCCTCATTCACCTCAACAACCGCTACCGAGGCAAAGGACTCCGAGCCGTCTACATCGAGGACAAAGCATCAGGGCAATCCTTGATCCAAGAACTAAAACGCCAATCAGGTATCTCAGTCATCCCCTATAAAGTCGTCCACGATAAAGTTGCCAGAGTAAACAGTATCCTCCCAATCATCGAAGGAGGAAGAGTATTCCTTCCCCAATCCTCCTCTTGGCTAGACGACTTTATCGACGAAACAGTCAGCTTCCCCGCCGCCGCCCACGATGACCAAGTCGACGCCATGACAATGGCAATCGACATTCTATCCAGAACATCAGTCTCAACCGACGACTGGCTAATGCACCCAGACGCGTCGCAGTCACTAAACAACACCTACAATGATAAGGATAACCCTCTCGGCAAATCACTATCGTCTGTCACTAAAAAGTCGTCTTGGAAGGGTTGGGGCATATAACAGGGACGAAGAATAATCAAACTTCGTGTAACTTAATCAAAAAAGCAAAGGATACTCCGCATCATGGCTGTACTAGACCAATCGCAAGCATACAAAACCATCAAGGTATCAGCAGAAGAACGCTTAGTAGTCGACCTTAGTGAGTTCGCAGAGCGTCTAATCAACTACGAGGACATTAGCGCCTCCCTGTCAGATGAGCAAGAGCGCCGCCTAGTCGACTATGTTAAGTCTATGCACGACATGTCGCACTCAAAGATCTCCAAACGCTACGACCATTGGAAAGAGGCTGACCGCGCACATGACGTCTACGTCCCACCAAACACAACAGAGTTCCGCGAAAAAGCTGTCATGGCCGATACACGCGCCATTGCAGACACCGTTCTAACTTACATGATGGCTGCTCTTGGTGGCAGGAACCCCATGTTCCAGTTGGAAGGACTCAATCGTAAAAGCAGAAAGTCCTCCCTCCTCCTTGAGCGAGTCCTCCATCAACAGATGCGACGCACCGCAGGCGAGGCTCGCATGGCGCAGATGCTGTTGGACAGCATCCGCTATGGATTTGCCCCCACCAAAATCGTATGGGATAACAAGAACAATCAAAACAAAATGGTCAACTTTGACCCACGCCGCTGCTTCCCCGATCCTCGCGTTAATTGGGGTGACTGGGATAATATGCAGTTCATCGTCTTCAGTGATTATGTCAGCTTCAACACACTAGACTTCAGTGGCCTCTACCCCAAGTTAAAAGAGTTTCCAGCTCTTCGCCACAAGATAGCCCCTCCCCGCAATTCGTGGAAGGGACACCACTGGAACAAGGAAGAGGGGAGAGGGCTATCCATTGATCCCTCTTCTCCGCACCAAAGAGAAAGGGCAGACCATGCCTACTTCGCCTTGGGAGACGCCAGAGTAACCGACGAAGCATGGGTGCGCCTATCAGGACAAGAAATAGGAATCCCCTCCATTGAACAAATATTTCTCGTCATAACAGTCTTAGACGAACACACAATCATTCGTCTCCAGCTCAACCCATACGGACGCCAGTTCCCAGTAGTCATCGGCGGCCTCTACCAAGACAGTCACAAGACTTACGGCCAATCGCTCTACGACTTGATCCTGCCTATGCACGACATAGCCACCTATCTAATGCGTAGTAGGATAGACAACGTATCCGCAGCACTAAACAATCTGATCTTCGTCGACCCAACCCAAGTAAGCGTCCCAGATCTCATCGACAGAAACCCTTGGGGTGTTGTCCGTACTCTGGCTGGCAGTAAAGCAGGAGATGGTGTATTCATTGCAGAAGTGCCAGATGTAACACGCGGCCATTTAAATGACATCGCACAAATGAGTGAGATGAAAAACAGAGTTGCCGCCGCATCAGACATCCAACAGGGCATCCCTACATCAGACGGCATTCGTACAGCCACAGAGATACAACGCCTCACCCAGCTCGGCTCACAGCGCCTCGGCGTCCTCGCTAGAGTCATGTCAGCAACAACCATCCGCCCAATGGTACGGATGATGGTGGCTAATATCCAAGACAGCCTTGCGCCCAGTGGCAGCATAAAGGTCGATAATAACAGTCTCCCGAATCAACTCTCCGACCAAGTGCAAGACGGCTATATCGACTATAACGTCATTCAAGATCTCCAAGGCGATATAGACTATCTCGTCATCGACGGAACCCTCCCTCTTGAACCTACAAGGAACGCCGAAACATGGATGAACATGTTACAGATTATGAATCAAACAGGTTTGAATATGGAATACAACGCTGGCCAAATAGCAGAAGAAGCAATCCGAGCAATGGGTATTACCGACCTAGACCGTTTCAAAATACCCAAAGAGCAGCTTCAGAAAGAAGGGCCAAGCCCCTCCCAGCAACTAGCCCTTATGGAAAAAATGCGTGGCGCGTCAGTACAGCCACAAGAAAATATAGATAAGGAAGTAGACAAAGGAAACCTGATACCTCTCAAGGAGGCGAGACGATGAGCGTTATAAAAGACACACTGCGAACAATGATCGACAGAAACGTCGCTGGCTACATAGACGAAGTCGTTAAGGTCTTGATCGTAGAGAGAAAAGAAATGGAAGAAAAACTACGCAAACTGGCAGTCAGGATTGAAGCGTCTCCTCCCCTCTTCCCCCTCCCCTAGATCGG